TTGTAATACCATCGTCTCTTGTTTCTAAGTCAATGGCAATTTCTGAATATCCAGATAAATCTTTAAACTCTAAAGGTTGTGACCAAATAGATTTTTTAAAGTTCATTGCGAGTTGAAGTCCTGTCATGTGATTACCAAAATATTATTATTGAAATAAAGATGATCATTAAACTACTTACCATATAAATTACAAAAGTTTTTTCGTCATCCATTAAAATTTATCCCAACTATCTCTTAACCTTTTTATTTCTAATTCGCAATAGTGAATTATTTTATTAAGATCTTGTATTCCATTTTTCTTTTGATACCTCACAACATATTTAATCACGTTGCCTTGAAAGTATGAAAGATTATTGGTTGTTATAAATTCCCAAGGTTGGATTTCCATTTTGTAATGGTCACCTCCTTCTTGTCTATCTTCTGGATAGAACTTTGCAAAGTTATCTGCACTGCTCATTTTTTCTCCTCTATTAAGTAAGTTAAGTATTTTTCTCCAAGGGGATAGTTGTATCTATCATCTGAAGCCAGTAAATGTAATTTGCGCTTTGCTCTTGTTGCGCCTGTATAATAAACTCTGTTCTCATCTGTTTTTTCTTTTTTATTTTTTCTTCTATAATCTGATGCATAGTCTGCTTTGGAATGAATGACAACATGATCTGCCTCTCCACCTTTGACGGAATGAATGGTATCGATTATAATATTAGGCTCTTTATTGAGTTGATCGGTTCCATATCTTTTAAGTAATCGCATAAAATAAATCTTTTGTCTGGGTGTAAAGTTCTTTCTTAATATCCACCACCATTTCTTTTTACCCTCTTCTTCACTCATCTCTAAACCACACCATTCTACTAAGTCATTGAATTTATAGGTTTTATAGTCAGGTTCGTTTCTCCAGAATTTTTCAGATCCATAGTCAATATCCTTCAATTGCCTTATATAGCGGTACATATTCTCTGCTTCGGCCTTATTGATACTTTCCCCCTTAGATACCTTATGCCATGCCTGTATGGCCCTCCATTGGCGTTCTGAGAACGATTTATTGCCCTTATTATCCATAAAGTACAATCCTGCGTCTTTTGCCTTGCCTCTGAGCTCATTAACCACTCTATTGACCCTAGCAATGATGTACCATGACCCCTCATCTTTAAAGTTAATCTGATTAAAACTTAGGTATCTTTTAATATCTCCATCTTTATCTAATGGACTAAAATCCTTTTCAATCGAGTCTATAATTCCTCTTCTAATAATTTGTGAGAACTCATAGATAGCTTTTCCAAATCTTCTTGTCTTTCTAAGAACAATCTTTTTTCCTGGAAAATATTCTGTAAAGTATTTGGGGTCAGCGCCATTCCAACGATAGATCGCTTGATCATCGTCTCCAGCCAAATAAATCTTCTTAGCTTGTTTTGCAATTTTAAATATGACTGACCATTGTAAAGGAGTGAAATCTTGAGCTTCATCTAATATTAAAATCTCTAACCGACCAAAGTTAACTTCTTTAATCGCTCTTTCAATCATATCGGTAAAATCAATAAACGAATCTTTTTTATAATGTTCGTAAGTTGATATCTTTCTTTTAAAAATCTCTAAGTTATCTTTCTTATAACTCTCTTCTTTAAAAACAAGTTCTGGATCCTTCATCATGTTTCTGGCTTTATCGTAAATACCCAGTGACCAATCCTTATATAAAAAATCATCATCCGCTAATCTTGTATCTGATGTTTTTAAAAACTTTTCTTGTAATGCAAAATCAATTAAACAATTTCTTTGATCAAAGATTTCTTCTTGAAAAAACTTTCTACAATAACTGTGTAGGGTAGAAAACTTTTTAAAGTCTTCCGTAGATAGATCAGGAAAAGTTTCAATGGCTCTATCTCTTGCGGTGTTGACCGCTTTATTCGTAAAAGAAATAAAAGCAATATCTTGTGGATTGGTTCCCAATCGTAAATGTTTTTTTAAAATACGCTCTATCAATGTATAAGTCTTTCCTGTCCCAGGAGGGCCATAAACTTTTATGGTTTTCCTTCTTAGACGTTTAAGTTCCTCAAGTTCTGAATTTACCTGTGTGGAATTCATCATCCATCTCGCTTACTTCATTTTTTTTGGTTTGCTTACGACTTGGTTGTTGATAATCAACAAAGGTTGGCATTTCAACTGCCCAAACATTCTTTGCACCTTCATGATAAGATTTACGATCTGCATTTAATATTCTTAAAGCTTCTCTTGTATTATCAAATATTTTTTTCTTACTGGCTAACCATTTATCTAATGTGATTTGTTTAAAGTAACAAATATTAGTTTTGGTATCTAAAACAACAAAACCATCTTTTAATTTTTCAAAGTCATCAACCTCAATCGTATCTTCAAAAAATTCTTTAAGTGTGGTGTATCTTAGATCCTGAACATTCTCTACATCGACATCTTGTCTTTCAGCTTTCTTAATTAAAGCATCCATCAATATTTCAAATGGCGGTGGAGAGTTTTTTTGTCTTGGTAAAGTCTTCCAATAAATACCTTGATATAAAAGTTTAATTCTAAAAGATTTTTCATCTTTCATATCTTCTGGTGTTAACTGAATAAAGCTGCCTTGATAATTAAATTCATAATAAGCATTCTTTACATCTTTGATAAATTTTACTTTTTCAAACTCATCAATAATAGCAGGCGCTTCTTGCTTAATCCCTAGATCTCTATTCTTACATAATTCTTTATTACAAATAGGCATCAATTCATTATGCTTTGGAGGACACTTATAAAAGTATTGTCCCTTCATAATAGATTTAGCTAAATTAATAACTTCATTGTTAGGTAAAGGTCTTGCAAAAACTTCTTTGTTTCTTTGTATGGCTAAGGCTTGTAATTCTTCTACCGATATCGTTTCATTCTTTTTTCTTTCTAAGACAAGAACATTAAATAAAAAATTGTTCCTGTTATCTCCACTCCATTTTTCATTAATTAAATTTTGAACACATGGAGGATATTGTGACCATTGATCTTCTATTTCATAATTCGTATCTAATTTAAATTCATCTAAATCAATAATTTTACTTGCTGCATATTCTAAAAATTTATCTGGTGACAGCGCAATGTTATCGTCATTGTATCCATATTCCATGGTTGCTTTGTAATTGGTGTAAGGCATGCCCACCGCTTTATTTGCTGGAAATACTTCTTTAGATAAAAAGTAATTGTTGTTCCATTCATCTAAAGTCTTTTTAACTTTTTCAACAGGTGTCCAATCTTTTAAAAATAAAAATAAATGTAATCCACCTGATTTAGAACGACAAGCAACTAAAGGTAACTTGGTGTTCTTAATAATATCTACAATTTTCTTTTGATTAAATTCTTTATAATCTTTTGGATCAATATCAATACAACCCCACTTACACTCATCGTCTCTTTCAGGACGCAAACCTAATACACATGCACCCTCTAAATGTTTCTTCCACAGTTCAGGGGTCAGTGGTTCGTGGACCGTGTTATAATTTGCTTTACGCTTTCCCCGTTCATCAAGGCCACCATTGTAGGTGACCTCGATGTATTTGGAATTATCGCCTGCAAATAACTCTGCAAACTTTGTTTCCATTAAAACGGAACGGAAGCGTTATCTGTTTTGCTTTGATTAGTTTCCTCTTTACCAAAGTCAACTTTACCAAAGATGTCACTCTTCTTAGCTGATTCATAGAAACCTTTTGTAGCTTCTAAAGTTGCAGCTAATGATGGATCCGTTAAGTATTTATCAAACTCAACAATCCAACCGTACCAAGAGTTATTTCCATTTGACTCTTTAGTAGTTGTTAACTTGTAAGATGTTGCCCAAGATGGCGGTTGGAACATACCATTCTTACCTTTTAATCTTCGACTTTGCATCATTGAATTCCAAGTCTTAGATTTTTTCTTTTGAGTAGACTTCATCGTAATCAATGCAGTTTCAACAGGATTGTAATCTTTGTCTAAGATATAAACAAAGTGGTTACCTGTATCTTCAACATAGTTACCATTTTCTAGTCTATCTTTTCCATCATCACCTCTATTTGTCTGAGATAAAATAGAAGCGTCTGTGTGAATACCTACAGGTCTTCCTGGACTATCTCCTCTATCTTTCCATTCATTAAAAGTGTTGATGTATAAACAAGGAACCACAATGCAACCATCTTTGCCTTTGTATAAAGACCCAGTGATTTCATTATAGATGTCACCTTGTTTTGCTGTCTCTATATACTTTCCATCGCTCTCATCTAGAACGGGAGAATTAGAATATAGAATTTTAAGGATAGGTAATTTGGTATCCCTTGCGGTTACGTATTCACTACCTTGACCAGCAGCTTGTTCCAAATCTAGGAGCGCTGGAACTGCGCTTTCTTTTTTTGCGGCTACGTCTTTCGTTTGTGCTTTAGACATTAGACCTCCTTCGTGGTTATTTTTGTTTTGTTTGCTATATAAACGCCGAATAAATCATTGGGCACTGACTTACCTGATTGAATTTGTTCTCTAACAAATCCTTTCAAAGTCATAGGCTCAACCTTTTCGACTTGCTTAACATTATGCCCTTTTTGTCTCAACTCGTCAACTAAAGATTTAGCGATATTATCTTCGCTTTTTCCAAAGGTTAAAGAGACATTGTTTTTGATCATGGCATCATGACCATTATCTCTAAGCCATTTGAAAGCTTCTTCAGTTTTAGTTGCAGGGATTTTAGCAGCGTAGAAAGGTTTAATTTCTACTACAGATCCATCTGTTAATTTTAACATGGATAGACCTGCTTCTTGCATTCGGTTAGGTATTTCCTGTTCAGACAAAAATGTTTCTTCAGCTTTTTTCTTTTTTAGTTTTTCTTCTAGCTCTTCAACTTCTCTCTGAACGTTCAATAACTTGTTGCAAGAATCGGCGATATCTTTTGATGCGCCTGTGTTCACTTGTATATTAAGTGACTCTTGTTCTAAGTCCATAGAACCTCCTTTGTTGATTCGTGATGTAATATAAATCATTGACGTTGTAAAGAAAAAAATGTAAATGATTTGTAAATGATTTACATTCAAAAAGAAGAAACTAAAACAGTAAATTTAAAATTCAGACCTCCTAAAGGTGATTCTAGACAACCTGCAATATATATTCATTATTACAAAAACAAACCTCAATACATTGGAGAAACAGAAAGTATATACAATGGAAGACCTTTTAGAGCATGCAACGGTAGCGGGAAAGTTCATTACTACGTAGATAAAATAAGATGGTTAAGAGCCTCATTCGATAAACAAACCAGATGTTACTGGGAAGCTTATCTTATTTGTTCATTAAAACCTGAACATCAACCAACAAAACGTTATGAACGTTACTTGTTAAATAAAAATTATGAAAGATGGAAGTTAAAAAATTATTGGAGAAAAAATAAAAAAAGATTTTATAATAAATATGTTGGAGGTCGATATGGAATTCTCTTATAAAACACAACCCTTTGAACACCAACGGACAGCTTTAAAATTAGGGGCGAATGAAAAACTCTACGCTTACTTTATGGAAATGGGTACAGGTAAAACCAAAGTATCGATTGATAATGCTGCATTTTTATTCTGTGAAAATAAAATAAAATCTGTGATTGTTATTGCTCCAAACTCAGTTTACAAAAATTGGATTAGAGAAATAGAAACACACTCATCCGTTGTAAATAATATTAACGTTCATAAACTAGATAAAAAATTTGCACATGATTATGACAAACTCAATTGGTATTTGTTTAATGTAGAAGCTTTATCTCATGCATCAGGTGTTAAACGAATTAAAGATGTCCTTAAGTTTACAGGTAAAGAAAGCATGATGATTGTTGACGAATCAACAACGATTAAAAATAGAAGTGCTAAACGAACTAAAAATATTATTGAACTTGGACAATACTGTTATTACAGAAGAATACTTACTGGATCTCCTGTAACTAAATCACCCTTAGATTTATTTTCGCAGTGTGGTTTTTTAAGTAAAGAATTATTAGGTTATAGTTCTTTCTTTGCTTTTCAAGCACGATATGCCGAGATGCATGATATTGAAATGAATGGAACCTTTGTATCTTTACCAAAGTTTTTTAAAAACCTAGATGAACTTGAAGCTAGACTTAAAACATTTTCTTACCGCGTAAAGAAAGATGATTGTTTAGATTTACCTGAAAAGATTTATCAAAAAAGATATATTGATCTTAGTGCTGAACAAAGAAAAAATTATAATGATCTTAAAGAACGAGCAAGGACAATCGTTGAAGATGAGACCGTATCTTATGCGAATAAGCTAACAGAGATACTAAGATTACATCAAATTACCAATGGTTTTGTTAAATCTAACGATGGAGCCATTGTTGAATACTCAAATCCTAAATTAAAAGAACTACTTAATATCTTGGAAGAAGGAGATGGAAAGGTTATAATATGGGCCAATTATGTACACAATCTTGAATCTATTATCACAGAACTCCAAAGCAGATTTGGAAAGCAATCAACTGTTGCTATCTATGGTGCAATCAGCACTGAAGACAGAGTGGAAGCAGTTAAAAAATTTCAAACCGACCCCGCTGTCAGGTTCTTCGTTGGCAATCCTTCTACTGGTGGTTATGGTCTTACCCTAACTGAAGCTAAAACCGTTATCTATTTTTCTAACAGCTACAACCTAGAAGTGAGACAACAATCAGAAGATCGTGCGCATCGTATTGGTCAAACTGATAATGTTTTATATATTGATCTTATTGCTAGAGATACCATAGACGAAATGATCATTACTGCTCTTGAGAATAAAGTTAAAATATCTGCAAAAACTTTAGGTGAGCAGGTAAAAAAATGGTTGAAATAAATTTTTAATTTTATATATTGAAACTGTAAAAACAGTTCATATCAATGTGGATGTGAACAGGCTATACAATTAAATTTAACAAAGTTTGATTGTTGTGTTTTCTTGAGGCCCAGAGGCGTTAACAGCTCTGGGCCTTTTACATTTATTTTATTTTAATATCTAAGCCTTCAATTTCTTTTGGTTCTTTAACACCGAACTTGATTGTTAAAACACCATCTTCCATTTCAGCTTCGTTAACAATGACATCTTCATGTAAAGAAAATTGTTTGTAAAATTTTCTAGCTGCTAAACCTTTTTCAACGTATTCTTTTTCTTTATCGTCTACTTGGCCAGATAC